GGCACCTTGCGATTCTGGTGGCTCTATCTGCGCAACGACTTGTTCAGGCTCATGGTCGAGGTCGAGGTCGAGGTCGAGGCGTACCAAGTGCAGATCGCCCATGGCGCGGACTTGCGCTATTGCGCGTGGCAACTGTCCAGCAACTACGGGCTCATCGTCACGGTTGACGAGGCCGCAAAACTTTTAAGGGTTGACCATGGCTGAACCAATCCAATCAACCCTGGCCGGCGTGAGCCTGATCACCCTGGCCGTAGCGGTCTTTGGTCCGCAAGCTGGACCCTACATCGTCATTGTGCTGGGCGCACTGGGAGGTGGCTTGTGGGCGCTGAGTAGCGCCACGCTGGAGACGCGGTTGCAAGGTGCTTGGCTCATGCTGCGCTGCCTTGTCACTGCCATTGTGTTGACCGCCATGATCGCGGGTCTACTGGGTCCGTGGCTTGGCATTGACACACTGGAGACTTACGCGGCGGTCGCTTTTTGCATTGGCGCACTGGGCAATAAATGGATCGAAATCATCGACTCGATCAAGCAGCGCGTGCAAAGCGTAATCACCGGGGGCGCGCGACCATGAGCGTCAAACTTTTTGTTTGGGAAGCGCTGTGTGTGGCGCTGTTCTGGTCCGTGTTTTGCCGCTCTGTGCGGATGGACAAGACGACCAAGATTGACATCCGTGTGTCGATTTGGCTGCTGGGTTTGGCCTCGCTGCTGGGCTTTGGCGCACCACTTTACGGCTGGGAGCCTGACATCGTGACGCTGGTGATTGTGGGCGCAGGGGTCTTGATGCAAGCCATCATGGCGCAGCACTGGTCCAACGGTGTGCCTGACCGCTTTATTGACAGCCGATTTTTACCCCGACACCGACGCAAAGAGGATCGAATATGACCCCCAAACAACTCGCCCTTTCCACGGGCGCCCGCATCGACCGGGCTACCGCCTTCCTCCCGCACATTGAGGCGGCCATGGCGGAATTCGGCATTGACACGATGGAGCGTCAAGCGGCTTTCCTGGCTCAGATCGGGCACGAAAGTGGCGGACTCAAGTACACCACCGAGATTTGGGGGCCTACCCCCGCGCAGTCTCGCTACGAAGGCCGCAAGGACTTGGGCAACGTCAGGCCGGGGGACGGCATCCGGTTCAAAGGACGCGGATTGATCCAGACCACGGGCCGCGACAACTACAACACCACCGGGCGCGCGCTGGGTGTGGACCTGCTGGCAACCCCCGAGATACTGGCCGAACCGGTGTGGGCGGCACGCAGCGCAGCCTGGTACTGGCAGTCCCGCAAGCTCAACCAGTTCGCTGACAACGGGGACTTCATCACGCTCACCCGGCGCATCAACGGCGGGCTGAATGGCTTGGAAGATCGCGTAGCCCTGCACGTCGCAGCGCAAGGTGCATTGGCGTGAACCCCTACCTACTCGCAGCCCTGATTTCCTCGGGCATTGCTTTTTACGGCGGCTGGTCCGTCAATCAATGGAGACACGACAGTGAACAAAAACAAGCAATCGAACAGGCAGCATCAGACCAACGCGAACTACATCGTCTTGAGCAAGCTCGCAGTCGCACAACACTGGATGCTCAAGTCGCTGCAAGAAAACAGGAGGCTCGCCTGCGCGCTGATGCTGCTGCCAGCCAGCATGCTTATGTCGGCCTGCAATCATCTACCGACGCAGCCCTGCGAGCCGCTGCCGCCGACCACGCGACCTGTACCGCTGTATCAAATACCCTCGGTGAGCTATTCACTGCAAGCGCAGACCGATATCGAAACGTGGCGGCTCAAATTGACCAATGCGGCATCGACCTCAAGCTCCAAATTGAAACTCCCTGAGAGCAAATAATGCCCATCCTTCGCATTGACAACTTCGGCGGCGAGATTCCGCGCGTGCCTGCCCGGTCCCTGCCCGGTGGGGCGGCTCAGACGAACAGCAACCTGCTGGCTACGGCCGCCGAGTTCCGACCGCTCCTGGCTGACGGTGTGGTGACGACCGCGACCTCGGGCTCCAAGACGCTGTACCGGCTGTCCCGTGGCTCATCCGGCGCCCTGCGCACGCTGGACTCCGATGGCTGGATCACCGAAGTAGCCGACAAGAACTATGTCAAGGGTCAGATCAACGACGATGCCACCGAGCGCACCTATGTGACCATCAACGATGGTTCCGCGCCACCCCGGGCCATTGATATCTCGGGCGCTGACCGCCTGATGGGGGTGCCCGCGCCTACTTCGGTGACTGCCACACTGGTGCCGGGCGTGTCTTTTACATTGGAGGAAGCGCAGGCTTGGGCGGATGGGACACTGACCCCGGCGCTGGTGACTGCATTTACCGCGACCCTGCCGGCTACGTCGATTTCAGGGAATCAGCTTACCTCGCGCGTCAGCAGCAGTCTGCCGGTGGCTGGGGCGTACTCGCTTCACAGCATGACGCAAGTGACCGCAACACCTTGGATGGCTGAATACTCCATGGCACTGGCCACGGGCATTGCTGCCGGGCTCAACGCGCCGACGATCAGCCCCGTGCTGACCGAGACGACGCTGGCGATCCGGGTGCATGCGCTCCCCTATTGGGGCGTGGTGGGCGGGACTTCGACGCTCGTTACCACCTTGCGGGCGCTACTAAATCCCCGGGATGGGACGCTGCTGTTCACGGTGGACCAGGCCGAGGACATTCGGGATGCGCTGAAAAAGCAGTTTGACCCGGCAGACGCCAGCATCCAGCCACTGCGCGCCTCGCTGGACAATCAGGTCAAGACGATCAGGAACGCCATCGAGTTCGTGCTGTCCGCGCCAAACACGGCGCCCACCGCGCCCACGAAGCCGACCGTGCCAGAGTATGTGCTGTCAGGCACTATCTCGGATTCAAGCGACGGGGATTTAACAAGGCAAGCCGAGTGGTTTGCCCACGATGCCGCCATGATCGTCTACAACGCTGCCGCCGCTGCATTTGCGGGTGGGCAGTCTGCGCAAAGCAAAGAGATTGCCGCCAAGGTCGCTGCCATTGCTGTCGCACAAACCGAGGCCGCGAAGCTCACGAAGGAGATTGAGAGCATCTACACGACTCGCTTCAACACCCTGGCAGACTGGATCAAAGCCCTGATTGCCGAGCGCGGCCTGGCCAAGTCGGACGGCAACCCGGACGGACTGGTGGCGGTGGACCCCAACCGGATCATTGATTCCCGGTTTTACTTTGTCACCCACACAACCGACTGGGGAGACGAGTCCGCGCCTTCACCCCTGACCCCCATGCTGGACGTGGACCAGTATTCCAGTGTCACCCTGACATTTGCATCTGTGCCTTCTGGCCGCAACATCACCACCCGCACGGTGTACCGGAGCAATGTGGGCACCACCAGCGCGGGGTTCCAGTTTGCTGCCGCAATCCCTGTGGCGACGGGCACCTACTCGGACACGCTCAAGAGCGCTGAACTGGGTGAGATTTGCCCGACGCTGACATGGGCTGAACCCCCTGCGGCTTTGCGCGGCCTGGTGGGTATGCCCAACGGGATGATGGCCGGCTTTGTGGACAACTATGTGGCCTTCTGCGACCCGTACCACCCCTACGCCTGGCCGGTGGAGTACCAGATCCCGCTGAAATACGACATCGTGGGACTGGGCTCTTTCGGGCAATCATTGTTCGTGGGAACCACGGCCAACCCGTCGATCATCAGCGGATCGGATTCGGGCTCGATGTCAGAGCAAATGCTGGACGACTCCCAAGCCTGCCTCAGTGCGCGGTCGATTGTGAGCATGGGGGGCGGTGTGCTGTACGCCTCTCCAGACGGCATCTGCTTCGCCAGCGGCAACGGGGTTCAGGTCATCACCACGGCGCTGTTTGCGCGGGAGGACTGGCAGACCCTGCAACCGGCCACCATCCGGGCGGCGGCCCATGAGGGCATCTACTATTTCTGGTACAGCGGCACTTATGGCGGCGTGACAGGCGGGTGTTTGGCGCTGGATATGGTGGCGAAGAAACTCACCCGGGTTGGGATGCAGGCCAGCGCAGTGTTCACCGACAACCTGACGGACGCGGTGTTTTATGTGTCCGGGACTCAGGTGCTTCGCGCATTCAGCACGGGACGACGCACAGGCATCTGGAAGTCCGGTAAAACCGTGCTGCCGTCTTACGGGCCCTTTGCCTGGCTGCAAGTGGACGGGGATCAGTCGCCATCGGTCCCGGCGACGGTGCGCTGGTATGCGGATGGCGTGCTGCGCCACACGGCGGTACTGACCGGCATGGTTCCGGTGCGCCTGCCTGCCGGCCGATACCTGGAGCATGAGATTGAAATCGAGTCGGCTGCACGGATCACGAAGGTGGTGGTGGCCGGCACTACGCAGGAGCTGCAAGCGCAATGAGTGATACCGGACCCGCCAAATTACCGGGCTTGCCTGCCCTCAAGACCCCGGACCAAGCCCTGGCGCGCTGGTCGCAAATCGTGGCCGAGCATCTGGAGGTGCGGGCCGGTGCCCGGGGCAACCCCCTGGAGCGCAGTGTGACCCAGCGAGAATTGCTGAACGCCACGCGCGGGCTGGACGCTTTGCGGTCGGATAAGAGCGCTGCCGCACAGTCGGGGGATATGGTCATTGATCTGGGGGGCGGGTTGAATGCCGTGATCCCCATCGAGACGCTGGCCAAGCGCATTTTTGAGAGTGCGGCTTATAAGGCACTGGTGCAGCGGCAGGGGTGAGTAAGCGGGTACGTTGACTCCATTAGCGGAGCAGGACGCCACAAACCCACCCTGAAACCCCCGGAAAAATTATCATGCGCCCCGATTCAAGGGGCTTTTTTATGGGCGGAACACACTGATGCGGGTCAAAGTAGCAATCACCCTGGCGGCCCATATCGGCCAGATGCTGACGCCTGAACTGGCGGCCAGCATAGCGCGAGAGATATGCGCAACCCCGGACAAATCCCGCAACCCGGCCGATTACCCGCCCACTGAGTACAAGGGATATGTGCTGGCCATGGAGCGATTCAGCGAGGTGCTGCCAGAACTGCATACGCTGCACCAGCGCCATTACCTTGAGGTGGACACCTCTGGCACTCCCATGAACCCGGACTATGACGCCGCGCGCGCCAGTGAGCACGATGGCAACCTGATGCAGTTCACGGCCCGGGTGAAGGCGACCGGCGAGCTGGTGGGCAACATGCGGGTTTACCTTGGCATGAGCCGGCACACCCAAACGATGTTCGCCCACGAAGACACCTTCTATGTCACCCCTGAGCACCGGGGTGGATTCATGGCGGTGCGGCTCTGGCAGTTTACCGAGGCTTGTGTGATCAAAGCCGGCGTGCGCGAAATCTTCTTTGACAGCAAGACGCTCAACCACGCGGATTCCATGGCCCGCTACCTGAAATACACGCTAGTCGCCATGAAGTTCTCAAAAACCATCCCCGAATCAAAGGAATAACCATGTGTTCAAGTGCACCTGATACCAGCGGAATGAACGCCGCAGCCCTGGCTCAAGCCGATATGTCCAAAGAGCAATTGGCTTGGGCCAAGGAGATTTACGCCCAAACAGCCCCAGACCGTGCGAATGCCACTGCCCGCGCCAATGCCGTTTCAGACGCCCAAATGACGGCGCTCAACAAGCAAACGGAGTTGACGGACGATTACGCGGCCTACAACAAAGGCACGTTTCGCCCGCTGGAACAAGGCATTGTTAGAGATGCGTCCACCTTTGACTCGCAAGCGAACCAGGACAAGGCGGCCGGGCTGGCTCTAGCAGATGTCAACCAAGGCTCTTCCAGTGCACGGGACCAGAACACCCGCGCCATGAGTCGCATGGGTGTCAACCCCAGTTCGGGCCGGTCGATCGCCATGTTCAATCAAACCGCCATTGCACAAGCAGCCGCGCAGGCCGGTGCAGCAACCAAAGCCCGATCCGACACCCAACTCCAAGGCTATGCCCGAAAGATGGACGCGGCCAACATGGGACGCGGACTGGCCAGCTCACAAGCCACCAGCGCCGGGGTTGCCTTGAGCCAAGGGAATTCAGCCGTGGCCAGTGGCATGCAGTCGGGCAACATCAATGCGCAGGGCAACCAGATCATGACGCAGGGGTATGCCGGGGCTCAGAGCGGGATGGCAGGCGCGGGAAGCACTTACGGGAATATTTCCAGCATTCAACAGAAGGCCGGGGACAACTCGGGGACCATGGGCGCACTGGGCCAGCTTGGCGGGGCAGCAATCTTTGCCATGTCTGACAAAAACGCCAAGAAGAACATCAAACCCCAAAGCGGCAAGGCTTCACTGGCTGCCATGCGCAAGATGCCTGTGTCCAAGTGGGATTACAAAAAAGGCAAGGGCGATGGCGGCTCCCATGTGGGCCCCATGGCGCAAGACGTGCGCAAAGGACTGGGTGACGCCACAGCACCGGGAGGCAAGGTCATCGACATGATCAGTATGGCTGGCCACACCCTGAGCGCCATCAAAGAAATTGACAAGCGCCTGATGACCCTCGAATCAGCGCGCCGCGCATAACCCCACACACAAGGAAGCATCATGGCAAAAGGATTGGCAGCATTCGCGGTAGGCCTTGGCAGTGGCTACCTCACCGCCCAACAACGTGGACGCGATCAAGAGCGCCAGGACAGGCAAGACGCCCAAAATTCAGAGCTTCATGGCTTGCGTATGGATGAGGCGAATGCAGCCAAGAGCCTGCGCATGGGGCTGGCGGATGCCGTCAAGCCGGCCACGCTGAATGAAAGCGCGCCCACGCTGGCCATGGCGGATGGCACCAAAACAGCCTACGACAGCGCCGACACCGCGGGCTCAGACTTCCGGCAACTGCGCCGCAATGATGAGGCCACCGGGCAGCAGACCCTGGCACGCGCCACGCTGGCGGGTGGGGCGAATCTTCCGGGTGAGACAGTGGCCGCCGCACCCACGCCGGGGATTGCCTTAAACGGCAAGGCATTTGATGGTGACATCACCCAGGCCCGCGCAGCCCAGACCGCGTACAACACGCCCCAAGCTCAAGCGCAGCGCATTGGTACCGCCTACAGCGCCAACGGCAAGCCCCTGGAAGCCATGCAGTATCAGAAGTCAGTGGACGACATCGAGCAGGCCCGAAAAGATCGCTTCTCCAAGCTGCAAAGCGAAGGCGCAGTACGCACCGCGCGGGCCATGCTGTCAGGCAGCGCGGACGATGTATTCAGGACATTCAACGCACAAGGCAAATCCAAGCTGAAGGAGGCGCCCACGGTCACCACCGAGGATGTGGAGATGCCCGGCATTGGCAAGGTGAAAAACCACATTTTCAGCGGCACCCTCATTGATGAGAGTGGGCAGGAAAAGCCGTTCACCATGAGCAGCCACGATGCCAATATGGCCCTGATGAACTACAAGGACATGCTGGAGGTGCAGCGCAAGGGGTTATCCGGCGAGGGTATTGCTGAGCACCGGGCTGGATTGCTTGATCTCAAGGGCGAGCAAATCAAACTTCAAAACGAATTAGGACTGGCACGCATTGAGGCGGCCAAGAACAAGGCGGGCGCCAGTGGCCAGCCAACCCGCGAAGAGCGCCTACGTTACACCAGCCTGTTCCAAGATGCGGGACGGCAAGCCACCCAGGCTCAGAAATCTATCAGCGCCCTGTTGAAAGACCCGCTGTTTGCGATTGGCCTGAAACAGAATCCCAACGGCCCGGAAGCCCAAGAGATGAACGCGCTCAAAGAAGCATTGAAGCGCCACAACGAAGAGCGAACGCTTTACCAAGGCATGCTGGTCGAGTCCCAAACAACCGGCGCAGCGTCCGCGCCTGGTAATGCTTCGCCATCCGCTACCAAAGTACCCGCCCAAGTGCAGCAGGCCCGCGACGGTGACCGCCTTGGCATCCTAAATGCCGAACTCAAAAAAGCGACCGAGCAAGGCAATCAAGGCGACATTGACTCGCTGACCCGTGAGATTGGCCGGGAGAAACCAGCCAAACCGGGGTTGGCCGACCAAAACACTCCACCAAAGCCGGTTGCCAAGGCGACCGCAAAAACACCATCTACCGGTGAAGTCCGTGGCGGCTATCGGTTCAAAGGTGGCAATCCAGCAGACAAAAAGAATTGGGAGCAAATCTAATGGCTAAGCCCTGGGAAGAATTTTCTAGTCAAGAGCAATCCCCTTGGGAGCAATACGCCGGCACCGAGGCGGACGATGGAAGCCGCGACCTGCCAGACGATATTAAGCCGTCCACAGCAGGAGCAGGGCGAGGGATTACCCGGCCCGCCATGGGATTGGCAGACGCACGCCCCAGCACAGCACCGGCACCGTCTGCCGCGGCGCCCGCCAAAGTCCGCAGTGGCTCCGTGTTGGAAAACGTCACTCTGGATGATCCCCAGCTTGACCCGGAGCTAAACCGTCAGGCCATGCTGCAGTCGCGCAGCCCGAATTCGGTGATGTTCACAGCTGGACGAGGAAAGCAGGAGGCTGATCAGGCAATCGAACAAGGCGCTAAGCTAGAGGCGCTGGCAAAAAAAGGCCGGTATGACTCCGTGCCCGACATGCTGACGGCCCAAACTGAATCAGCAAATCGTAAAAAGTTCGCCAAAGAGAATCCAAACATTGGCGCGGTAGCCTCCGGTGCTGCCAATATGCTGAAGGGCTCCATCAACGCGCCGAGCGCGATGGCTGGCTTTGTGAATAAGACGGTTGTTGACCCGGTTTTAGGGGCGGTTGGGGCTAACCCCATGCCAAACGCCCCTATTGCTCCGGGCACAGACGAATTGAGCGCCATGGCTGGCGACTACATGCCAGCGGTTGCCAAGCTGCCAATGGGGAAGGCATGGGACTCGGGCGTTTTTGGTGAATGGCTGGCTGCCAATGTATCAGCTCAGGTTCCACAAATTGGCGGGCAAATCGTTGGCGTCATGAATCCCGCCATGCGCGGGGCAATTCTCCCAACAATGGGCGCTCAAGCTGCTGGCGGTAGCTTTGCCGAGGGGGATGACCCGCGCGTGGCGGTTGCAAAAGGCGTGCTTGAAGTGCTCTCCGAAGGGGCTTCGTTTGGTGTGGCGGACAAGATCAAAGACGCCATCATGAAGCTGCCGCAAAGCGCCCAACAGGCGGTGTTTGCCAATATTGCCAAGCGATCTTTGGCAGTCGGTGGAGCGGTCACCGGTCAAATGCTTGCTGGAGCCGTAGAGGAAACAACCGCTCAAATTGGCGGGAATGCCTTAGACATTTATGCATCAGGCAAAGACAAGCCCCTGATGGACAAGGTGGATGAGTCGGCAGTGATTGGTGCGTTTGCATCAGCTGGCATGAGCCTGCCCAACACCGTGACAGCGCTTCAGGACAACTCGCCACAAGCGCAAGTGGCGCGAGAATTGTCCCGCACACTTGACGGCGGCAGATTCAAGGCCGCACCCAGCACACCCACCCCGGACCAGGGTACAACCCCTGAGCAACTAGCCCGCCAAAAAGGCTTCTTGGCCCGCGAGCAGCGCATCAAGACCCTGACCGAAGCCGGCGACACCGCCACGGCCGACCTGTTGCAGAAGAAGCACGACCGCCAGACCGCGATTGAAGAGGTGGACGGCGAGCTGCAGCGCATGCCCAGCACGCCAGAATTCGCCAACAACTACCGCAACCTGCGCGGCACGGGCATGAAACCCGCCGAGGCTGCAGCCCGATCCGCGGTGACCACCACATTCCAAGGCGCAGCCGTTGCGGCCGGCATCCCTGATGCTGCAATGGCGACCGCATTGGAGAAGGCCAACGGCATGCCGCTGGACGAGGTGCCCGCCTTCTTGCAGAAGTTCACCGCTGCCCTGGAAAAACGTGGACTGGCCCAGCCGGGTGCCGTCAACTTGGGTGAACAGCTTGAGGCGGCCCGTGATGATGCGATTGAGGCCGCCATGGGCGCGGTGTATCAGCAGGGTGATATTCGCAATGACATGAATGATGTTCTGGCCATGGAGGGGCGGGGCGCGCCTGAAGCGGTGGATTTGCAGCCTAATCAGCCTCTAGCCGCTGAATCAATTGCACCGGTAGCTACTGAAAATATAGCGCCTGCACAAGCACCGGATGTGCAAGACGATGTTGAGCGCGCTCGGATGGAAAAGGCATATGGAAAACCAGCGCTGAGAGCCAGATATGAAGCTGACGGTGGTTTCAACTTCAATGAAAATAATGATGGAAGTATTGAGGCCTCTACGAGTGCAGTCAACGGATTCCCAGAAGGCGATGTGAAAGGGCTGAACGTCCGATTGAATTTAACGCCACAAGAAAAGAAAGCTTTGAAGGCTGCCAATGCAGACTTTGAACTTGCGGACACGCCAGAAGAAAAGTCAGAAGCAATGACAGCCAAGCGAAATGCACTTCGTCCCGCCGTGGAACGGGCGCTGCAAGACGATAACAGCACCCCGTCAGCCGCCACCCAAAGCGCACAGCCAGCCGCACCAGTTACGCAACCTGCACAGCCTGTCACGGGTGAAGGGGCCGGGGGTTCCCAGCCGACGCAGGTTGCTCCAAAACCAGCCCCCAAGCCTTTCGCAGAACTGCCCGACCTCGACCCTGAGCAGCAGCAGCAACTGGACAGCGACCTTTCCGACGCCAACGAGCGCGAGTACCAGCAAAGCGTCAAAGAGAGCATTCAGGTGCGCCTGGGCCTGATCAAGCCCACAGAGACGGACCAGAAGAAAACACCCTTCAAAACCTTCCTGCGCCAGTACGGCATTGCGCCTGTGCACACCAGCGACATTGCAGGCAAGAACCGGTTTAAGGCGAACAACATGCTGCCGGCCACCTTTCGCAAAGGCGGGCTGGACCTGGATTCACTGGTAGAGCGTGCGATTGAACGCGGATTCATGACCGAGGCCGACCGGGGCGACCAGGGCAAGCTGATCAGCATGATTCAAAGCGAGATCGCGGGCGATGCTCAAGTGTCCACCGAGTTTGCGGACGATGACGCAGCCGCGCAGACCGAGCGGGCGCAGCGCATGGAGATCGAGGGCCAAGCCGATAAGCTGGGCCTGCCGTACAGCACCGACACCAGCACCGACCAACTGGCGAGCATGGTCAACCGTGTGCAGCGGCGCATGGAAAAAGAGGTGGACGTGAGCTACAACGGGCGGGGCTCGCTGAAATCTGAGCGCGTGCTGGCCAATGCGCGTGAAGTCGCTGCACGGATTGAGCGCAAGCGGTCACAATACCGACGCGATCTGGCTGAGTTTGAGCGGGCAACCATTGCCGAGCAGGATGCAGTCCTTGAAATTCTGACGGATGATGATGGCTACCCCATGATCGTGCGCGGTGCCGACATCAGTGCGCTGGAGCAATGGCTTCAGGAAAACCAACAATGGGACAACGGATATGAAACTGACAGCAGAGCAAATCAGGATTCGGGACAAACTGGCGCACCTGTCGCCGGAGTCTCGCAAGAAGGTGTTGGAAATGGCGCGCAAGCTGGCCCCCAAGAACAACGACGAGGCAATGAAGCACCGGATGCAGGCCAAGAAGGCAGCGAAGGCTTAACCGCGCCCACCCGCGCCGATGTCCTGGCGCAGCAGGAGCGCACCGAAAACGCGCAAGCACTGGATGACCGGGCGCAGATTGATGCCGAGGCTTCACGCCAGACCCTGACCCGCCAGAATGCGCCCGAGCAGCGCCGCGACACCAGTGTCGATATGTTTGGCGAAGAAAAGGCTGTGCTGGAAAGCGCCAAGAAAGACGCAGACGCAGCGGCCAAGAACGAGGCCGCCAAAGACCCGAACCAGACGGGCATGTTTGATGAGCCTGCGGAGCCCGAAGCGCAGGCCGAGCCAACCGAGATTAACTACAACGGCACCCGCATTTATCAATCCAAGATCAAATTGGCGGATGGTGCAGAACCATCTATTCGATGGACAGTCGAGTCACAAGAAAACAAGGCCCTGAAATCTGATGGCAAGCGCGCCATTGGTGGTGACTCATTGCATTCAACATTGCCAGAAGCCAAGAAGGCCGCTGATTTTGAGGCAGCAAAGTACAAGCAAGACCAAGAGCGCAAGGCCAAACTGGACGCCGAAAGCAATGCCACACAGGAGGCCGCACAAGCCAAGAAGGACGCCAACAAAGATAAGTCGCTTTCTGAAATAAAGGCTGAGCAGTTCCTTGCTCAAGATGTTCGCAATGGCGCGACGGGCGAGGTTACATCAAGGGCCGAATGGGTGCGAGCTAAGATTGAAGCAGGGGAAAAGCCGACTACTCAGATGGTTGACAAGATCAAGCCAATGACGCGCACCGCATACAACCGAGCGAGCAACCAAGAGCAATCGGCGCACGAAAAGAAGATCAAAGACGGCGGGAAAGTACCCGAATACTCAATCGGTGATTTTGTTGTTACCAAGACAGAATACGACTACGCGCAGTCATTGAGCGATTCGTTTGCAGCAAAGCCCGCACCAAAAGCAGATCGAATCCCAAAATCCCTTATTGATCTTGGCTTCGAGTTGCTGCCGGCCACCCGTACAGGTGGAGCGCAGAACGAGGCAACCTGGACAAGCTCAAAAACTGCCCCATACACGCGGATCAGCGTCGCGCACACGCCAAATCCAAACGCATTCCGGGTGACATTGGGCGGCCGCATGGTTGGCCCATTTGGAGAAAACGCACTGCCGACAAAAGACGTTGGAACATTCACCACTGAACAGGCTTTGATTGACGCCATCAAGCCGATCATTGGTGAGTCTGCACCCGCCAAGGCAGAGACAGCCCCCGCGTGGCACACCAAGCTACCAGAAACCGGCGTGGCCTTCAAGCTGGGCGACGAGAAAGTGGACGGCTCACGCAGCGCGATCGGACGCATTGCCCAAGAAGCTGCTGAAGCCATCACTCAAATTCAGAACCTGAACGGTGGCAAGATGTACGCCTATGTGCTGCCATCGACGGCAACCGAGCACGGCGCCCTACGCTTGCTGCCAGAAGATCAGACGCCGCCTGCACCCTGGAAGATGGCCACGGGCGAGGGGCTGCGAACCGGGTTCATGACCGGGGATCAGTTGACTGCCAAGCTGCGCGAGATTCTGCAAAGCCAGCCTGTGCTGACCAGTGGTGACAACAAAGCCATGGCCGAGGCCTTGACCAGCCCACCGAAGGCGAGAGCAGTCAAGCCGGCCCAGCCAGCCGCACCAGCCCAGCCCGCAGCCAAGGCCCCAAGCCCTGAAGAACTGCGCGCCCAGGCTGACCTGATGGCTGCACTGGCCGACCTGGGTGACATCTTTGGCAAAAACACCCGCATGAACATGATGCCCGAGCAGGAGGCCAAGATTCTGCCGGTGATGGTGAAGCTGTTTGATGCCGCTTTCCGCATTGGTTACATCAAGTTCAAGGATGCCGCCAAGTTCACTTTGGACAAGATTCGCGCCGCATTGGGAAGTGATGTGGCCGATGACATCACCCTGGAGCACCTGCAGGGCGCCTACATTTCCATGTCAAGCGGGAAAACTGGCGTGGATGGCATTCGTGCCGTGAGCAACATTGAATCAAAATCAGAGGTCGAGGCGCATACTGCCCAGACCGAAAACGAACGCACCGGAGAATCAAATGCACCAAGTACCGACAGCCGTGTGGAACGAGATCGCCAAGGCGCAGCCACTGAGTCAACCGTGGGCGACTCTGTTTCGCCTGAGCCCGGAGGAACTGACCAAGCAGCTGCCAAAACTGGTGGACGATCCAATCGAGGCGCAGGGCGCGGACAACTCGACGGTGTTGGCTTATCGTCTGGTGGCACCGTTACTGCAGGAAACGGAGGCGATCAGCGCGTACCTGGAAGAGACGCAGAATCTGAACTTGCGAGCGTCACTGCCGGAGATCAATTCAGTGAACGAGGCGCTTCTATTGGCATCAGCGGAATACCGCCTGAACCCATCCCAGCAAAGTCTGTTGCGAAAGCTGCTCAATCGTTTGATGACGCCCTGACCAAAAGCCGCGCACAGAAGGCGGCCGCCAACGTCAAGCCCATCACGGGCGATCTGCAGAACATCAGGGACACACTGCCCCAGCTGCTGCCCAACCAGCAGGAAGATGTGCACCTGGCCGAACAGCGCTTTGCCAAGGCAGACGGCTACGGCATGTTGTTCACCAATGGCACGGGCACGGGCAAGACCTTCAGCGGACTGGGCATCATCAAACGCCATGAGCTGCAGGGCAAGACAAACACCCTGATTCTGGCGCCAGACACCAAGATTGCATCCGACTGGATCAAGTCGGGCAAGCTGCTGGGCCTGAACATCACAGAACTGGCCGACACCAAAGACGCGGGCAAGGGCATTGTCATCACGACCTATGCCAACATTGGGGCCAATGACGCTGTGGCCACGCGCCAATGGGATTTGGTGGTGGCCGATGAGGCGCACACGCTGATGCAGGACAAGGACGGCACGCCGACCAGCTACCTATACAACTTGCGCGCGATCACCTATCACCCGAACGGCGCCGGCATCCGCCACACCATGCTGAACCGCGACAAGTTGGACAAAGCCAAGGCTCTGGGCGATGAGATTGAATCGCTTGAGCGCATGGTGGCCGCTGATAGCACCACGGATGCCCAGCGAAACACCTGGGAATCCAAGAGCGAGGCGCTTCAAAAGGAGTTGGCCGACCTGCGTAAAGCCCTGTTTGAATCTCAGAAAGCCATGACAGCCGAAGTGGCCGCGCGCCAGGGTGCCACACGCCCCCGCCTGGTGGCCTTGTCCGCTACCCCATTCGCCTATGAAAAGACCATCGACTGGGGGAATGGCTACCTGTTCGATTACAACGAAGGCCGGGGCGACGAGAGCAAGGAATTCCGGGGCTACAACGTGGGGAGCAACCGCGAGCAGTATTTCATGCAGCACTTTGGCTACTCCATGCGCGTGGGAAAGATGACCACCCCCGACGCCCGGGTGGACAGCGGCCTGATGCAACGCCAGTGGAATGGCAACCTGAAGAAATCCGGCTCCCTGTCTGGGCGTATGCTGGACGTGGTGCCTGACTACGATCGGCGCTTTGTAATGGTAGATTCAGCCATTGGTAGCCGAATTGATGAAGCCCTTGAATGGCTGACCGAGCAGCGGCGGGCAGCCAAAACGGATGATGATGGGTTTTCGGTGTTGTCGGATGCCATCAACGATCAGTTTAAGTACCTGCAAAAGCGCTATCTGCTGGAGGCCATCAAAGCCACTGAGGTGATCCCAATTGTGAAAGCTCACCTAGCCCTGGGCCGCAAGGTGGTGGTGTTTCACGACTACAAGAGAGGCGGGGGATTTAACCCCTTCGCCATCACCCCAGGCAGCGCAGTCGCCAATGCCGGGGCAGCGCAGGCCATCAAAGCATCCAACTTCAATGAAGCGCTGGCCGCCTTCAATGCCAAGTTTAGCGATCTGGTGAACTCCAATCTTGGCTCAATGGATTTTCCCATTGAGATTTTCAGCCGGGAACTGCCGCAGACGTTGCTGATCAATGGTGACGAAAAGAAATCGGACCTACTCAAACGCTATGAGTTGTTCCAAGATGACGCCAGCGGCCCTCAGGTCATGCTGGTGCAATCCGCCAAGAACAAGGGCTGGAGCGGGCACGACACCACGGGCAAACACCAGCGCGTGCTGATCAACCTGGGCCAGCCCACAGCCCCCACCACAGCGATTCAGCAAGAAGGTCGCATTTACCGCACTGGGCAGGCATCCGACGCGATCATGCGCTACCTGAACACCGGCACAAGCTGGGAGCGCTTGACGTTCGCCCGCGACATTGCTGGGCGGGCCAGCACGGCCGAGAACCTGGGCATGGGCGAGATGGCGCGCGCGCTGAAGGATTCATTCATCCAGTCGTTTGAGGAATCCGACACCTACGCCCCCGGCCATGAGGGCGAGGGCAAGGGAGGCAAGGAGCGCGACAAGGCGGCCAACGATGCAGTGACCGAGTACGACCGCGCCAAGTCGATGTACTTTGCCACCCAGAAGAAGAACAGTCAGACCAAGGCGAAGGAGGGTGTGGACTACTTCGCCACCCCGGAGCCCGTGGGCCTGAAAATGGTGCAATGGTTGGACGCCCGGCCAGATGAATCCACCCTGGAGCCCAGCGCGGGCCATGGTGCCATCTCCCGCTGGCTGCCTGATGTGACCAAGCGCACGGTGGTGGAGCCGAGTCTGGCGCTACGCTCGCGCCTGGCGCTGGCCATGAACCCGAACGAGGACCGCATCATTGCCGGCACGTTTGAGGACTTGGATGTGACCAACAAGTATGACGGGATCGTGATGAACCCGCCATTTGGCACGGCTGGCCGCACGGCGGTGGATCACATTGCCAAGGCGGCAACCCACTTGCGCGACGGCGGCCGGATTGTCGCGCTGCTGCCTATGGGATCGGCCACGGCCAAGTTCGACAAGTGGTTTTATGAGTCGAGCGAGAAGCCGGTTAAGCCATTGCTCACACACCCAACGCACGGACCCATCTACAAAGGCGATACCGTAACGTCGCGGGCCGGGTTCATCCCCAATTCGAGCACCGGAATATCGGTTGATTCAATTCGTGACGGCGTGCTGCAAACCAAGGTGACGGCCTTCGGACGGTCTTACCTGACCTCGATCACGCCAGAATCCATTACCGGAGTGAAGCCAACCGGCAAGCGCACCGAGTCATTCAAGCCAGCCGAAGGCCTGCACCTGGTGGCGAGCATCCAGCTGCCCCAAGTCACCTTTGAGCGGGCGGGAACGGCAGTGGCTACCCGGATCGTGGTGATTGAGAAGCAAACGGACAGCGCAAAGGCGCCCGCCAGTGGCTTGCAAGACCGCGATCTCTCAGGCATCACAGACATCACCGAGTTGTTCAATCGACTGGAGAACATTGAGATGCCAAGGCGGGACGTTGCCGCTGTGGCTGAACCCGCAGCGCCCGCCAAGGCAGAAAAGCCAGCCCGCGCACCCAAGCCCACGGCAGCACCAGCCGCAGCGGTAGGTGACCAGATCAGTATGGGCGGCAATCAATACCCGGTTGAGGTCTACACGACCAACGCCGGCAAGGACTTGCGCGGGGTCTGGGTGGGCTCCAAGGCCGAAGCCCTGAAGTACGGGCCAAGCACGTTCGAGAAGCGCGGAAAAGGCTTCTTTGTGCGGGAGCGGGATTTCCCGGCAGTTGTCAATGAGCCAGCAGCAGCCTACACTGTGGAGGCACCTCGCAAAAAGTACCCCAATGAAAACCAGTTTGAAATGTTCCTCGGTAGTGAGCCTGACGCAAGCCAGGCAGGACCAGCCGTTGAGGTATCCAGACGGGACGCTGTTGCCGCCATACAGGACCTACACGCCACCGGCTCCGTACTTGCTCAAGCCCTGTCAAGTGATTACGCTGCCCGCCAAAGAACCAACCTCATCGGGCAAACCGTAGGGAGTAGCGAGGACCTGGCGGTTCTGGCACAACTGTACCGTGATCCCCGGTTTGAGACGTTCCGGGTGATCTTCACCGGGATGGGTGGAAAAGTGGTGGCTCAGATTGGATTGACCAGCCGACTGCCAGGCTCAACCAACGCCATTGTCGGGGATGACATCGACATCTACCTGGATGACCTGTCCCGCACAGCCCGCCAGCGCGGGGCCTCCGGTTACTACCTGCTGCACAACCACCCCAGCGGCAACCCGACACCCAGCCGCGCCGACCAGATGGCAACCAAAGAGTTTGATGTCCGCATGCCGGGGCTCAAGTTCAAGGGGCATGTGGTCATCGACACCAACCAGTATTCTGTGATCGCTGGCGATGGGACTCACAAAACCTTTGACCACGACTTCGGGCAAGCCGATCCCATGACATCAAGCCAATGGGGAGGCATGACCTTCAGCGGCCCGCAAGATGTGATGGCTGTCGCCCGTCAAATGCAGGTAGATGAGGATGCCGTGACGCTGATCGTGACCAACAGCCAGTACAAGGTGATGAGTGTGACCACCATCCCGCATGCAGCCATCACCACCGACAGCGCTGCAAACAAACTGATGCTGACCAAGGCCGCTTTGCAAGGAAAGGGCTCGCATCTGTTTGCCGTAGGCCGTAACGCGATGCTGTTGACTCGATTGAGTGGCAGCGTGATGGATGCCATTTATGTGTCCGACACGGGAACCGTTGCCAGTTTGGGGGCTGTGAGTGCAATCAAAGCGGGTTCGCCTTTCCCGAATGACCGCCGAACACGCTTGAGCGCCGACACCAGCCCCGAGTTTGATTACCTGCGCCCGCAAACGGTGCAGCAAACCCAAGGGCAAAAGGTGGCTGAACCCGTGCGGTCGCAGACCGACACGCCCGCTTTCAAGGCGTGGTTTGGTGACAGCAAAGTGGTCAACAAGGACGGCACGCCCCGGGTGATGTATACGGGGACCTCTGTGGACAAGGATTTCACACAGTTCAAGATGGCAAAGAATGGTGTCTGGTTCACGATGTGGCCCGATTCAGCCTCTGAATACGCCATAGAGAACGACAGTAAGGGTTTGAAATACAACCCGGACACCAGGAAGTATGACCCGGTGAATTCAGCTTCCCGCGTGATTCCTGTCTACCTGAGTATCAAAAACCCTTACCCCATGACAAGCGCGGACATGCAGCGGGTGAATGTTCAAAATTACAAAGCGGCTCAAGCAAAACTGTTTGAAGAATTGCGCGCCAAGGGGTTTGATGGTGTCCAGTGGGCGCCGACTGAATGGGTGGCCATCGGGACATCAAACCAGATCAAGAGCGCCATTGGGAACAACGGCGACTTTTCCGAAAAGGGAGACATTCGCTACAAGCGCTCGCAGTCCGCACCATCCGGCCAATCCGTAGCCGACACCCAGGCCCAGGTGAACAAGATCACGTCCAAGCAGGCCAACGGCCCGCGCACCATCGTGGTGGCTACGCCAGCCGACTTGCCCGTGGACGCACCCGGTGATGCCCGGGGCATGTACCTGCGCGGCACGGTCTATATCGTGGCATCCAACAATGTGAACGCCCGTGAGGTGGCCAGCACCCTGGCGCACGAAACCATTGCCCACCATGGACTGCGCAACATGCTGGGCCGTGAGGACTGGCTGAAGCTGATGGGCAACATTCAATTGGCGCTGGCATCTGGCAACAAGCCGCTGAACGCCATCCGGGCCGACATTCGCAAGGCCTATGTGGATGAGAACGGCGTCTACAACCTGAACAAAAATCAGGAGTCCGACGAGATTACCGCGCGCGCGGTGGAGCTGGCCATTGACGAAAATGGCGAGTTCAAGCCGGGCTTTGGCATGTTCAAGTTGGTTTACGCCAAGCTGGCCCAGTTCCTGCGGGAGATGGGTTTCACAGTCGCCTTCACCAATGTGGAGCTGCAGGGCATGCTGGTGGGTTCCATGCGCAACCTGGAGACAGGCGCCCGGACGATGGGCGGGGGTAGCACGGTGGTTGCTGCGAGTCGCGTCGGGGAGCAAAGCCAGGCCGACATTGCCCAGGACTTGAGCCGCATTGGCGCCAAGATCGCCAGCATGGGTTACGAGGCGGGTGCGGTTCCAAGATTGCACGCAGCGCAAAAGCTGGCCAGCCTCGTCAAGCGCCTGGAGGAAGGCAAGATCAGCGAAGCCCACTTCACCCTGGCCGTCAAAGACTTGTCGCTGGATATGGCAAACGTGGTGGATACCAAATCAGCCAACCGCCTTATGTCAGATCGCCAGCGCGGCGCCGATTTGGTGCGCGAGAAACTGATTCGATCCAGGCGTCAAGGAGATATTGACTCCGAGACAGTTGAGTTTGCGCTTTGGGCGCTGGATCAGAACCCAAGCCTTGCTGAAAATCTTGGCATCAGCATTCGAGCCCCCAAGGATGGTTCGGCTGCAGCCGATTACAACCCGTCTATTGAGATCATGCGTCTATTCAAGGGAAAGGGAAATCCCGATAGTGCCGTGCATGAAATCCTGCACCATGCCGAGCGCATGATGCCGCCTGAGATGCAAACCGCCATCCGCAAAGAATGGGCTGCCGAACTGGCCAAGGTCATCAAGAACGCCACGCCTGAGCAGCAAACCGCTTTGGGGCACATCCCGGCCGCACTAGCCGGCGACCGGAAAGCCTACAGTGCATTGGTGAAAGCCATTCAGGAAGGCCCGTTGAACTACGCGGAGCACTACCAACTGGTCAACCCAAGTGAATTTTGGGCGGTGAATGGCAGCCGAATTCTTGGAAACAAGTTTCTATCCAAAGACTCCATTTGGCTGAAAGTGCGCGACTGGCTGCGCAACATGACGCAGACGGCAAAGGGCTTGCTTGGACTGCGATCCGATGCGGCCATCATCAAGGCGCTGCGAAATGTGACTGACCCCGATAACTTTGGTGCCGAGCGTGGTGGGCGGTTCATGACCGACGCGATGCTGTCAAACACCAAAGAGATGGCTGCTGACGGGGTAATGCAAGATATTCGTTTCGCCCGGGGCCGGTCCCCCCAGGCCAACCTGTTTCAGCCCACCGGCTGGAGCATGCCCGACCCAACCAGGACAGACCGGATCATTTACGAGCTGCAAGACGGCCGCGTAGACCTCAAGCGCGCTCAGGCCGCCATTGAACAGACTGGCCAGCAGATCATTGAAAAGTGGGATGCTCGCCTGGCCGAAACGCTTTACCCGGGCCGGGTCGCCTACCGCAGCAAGGGCTTTCTTGATACCGAGGTCAAGCCGCTACTGGAAGCCATGGCCCGCCAAAACCTGAGCATGAACGAGCTGGCCGACTACCTGCACGCCCGCGGCGCCGAAGAGCGCAACAAGCAGATTGCCAAGGTGAACCCGGCCATGCCAGACGGTGGCGCTGGCACCAACACCAAGGGCGATCTGATGACCAACCAGGCCGCACGGGACTATCTGGCCAACATCCGGCCGGCCCGCCTGCAGGTGCTGGACGCCATGGCCAAGCGAGTGGACGCCATCACCGGGGGCACGCGCGCGCTGCTGGTCACCGAGGGATTGGAGAAGCAGAGCACCATCGACGCTTGGGAGGGTGCCTATAAGAACTATGTGCCCATGTTCCGAGATGAGGCTGAAGCCGGCGCACCGCACCCGCAGGGCTCAGGCTTTTCAGTGCGCGGCAGTGCCAGCAAGCGGGCAACCGGCAGCACCAAGGAAGTGACCAACATTCTGGCCCACGTTCTGATGCAGCGCGAGGCGGCCATTACCCGGGCTGAAAAAAACCGCGTGGGCCTGGCGCTGTATGGCCAAGCCATGAGCCATCCCAACCCCGAGTTCTGGACAACGATCAAGCCCAGCATGAAGCCGGCACAGATTGCGGCCGAACTGATGGCGATGGGTGTGGACCCGATGACGGCCCAGGTTGGCATGGAGGGTGCGCCCACCATCCGCACGGTAGACCCGACCACGGGAAAAGTCGTGGATCGTCCCAACCCCATGTATAAAAGCCTGCCCGGGGCGATTACGGTACGCATTCATGGGGAAGACCGGGTGCTGATGTTCAATCAGAACAATGTGCGGGCGATGCGCTTGGCAGGCAGCTTGAAAAATCTGGATGGGGTGACCAAGTTGGACATCTCCGCAAATATTATGGGGCAGGCCACCCGCTGGCTGGCGTCGGTGAACACCCAGTACAACCCGGCGTTTGGCTTGGTCAACGTGGTGCGCGACACGCTGGGTGCTGCTGTAAATCTTGGTAGCACGCAACTGCGGGGTAAATCTTTGGAGGTGCTGGCCAAGACACCCGTAGCGATTGTTGGCATTGCCCGCGAGCTTTACAAAGGCGGGCAGGGCGGCAAGTGGCAGAAGTTGTACCGCGAGTTTCAGGCAGATGGTGGGCAGACGGGATTCAAGGATAACTTTAGGGACCCCAACGAACGGGCCAAGGCCATCGAGTCCGAGTTGAAGGGTGTTGGCCGGGCCATCTGGAACCCGGCCCGCATGGCCCACATGATTCTCGACTTGCTGGACGGATTCAACACCACGTTGGAGAACGCTGTTCGCCTGAGCGCCTACAGTGCGGCACGCGACAACGGCATCAGCCGAGCCAATGCGGCCCGCTTGGGGCGTGAGTTGACGGTGGACTTCAACCGTAAGGGGCGAACCGGGCGTGAGATAGGTCCGCTGTATGCCTTCTTTAATGCAGCCGTGCAAGGAACTGCCCGAACCATGGAGGCTATCAAGGGGCCAACTGGCGGAAGGATTGTCGCGGGCGGCCTGACGCTGGGGGCTTTGCAAGTGCTGGCGCTGGCCATGGCCGGATATGAAGACGACGAGGTGCCAGAGTTTGTGAAGACGCGGGTATTTGTGATTCCCATGGGCACCAACAAAGATGGCAAGCGCACCTACATCACCATTCCTTACCCGCTGGGGCTGCACGTCATCCCCAACACCGGGCGCGTGCTGACTGAGTTGGCTTTGAATGGCGGAAAGGATATGGGCAAGCGCACGGGCGAGGCCATTG